ATGAGAAATCAAGAAATGAAGAGGATTCAAAGATAATGGAGAAGATACTGAAAGATAAGTTATTGGAAACTAAACTATTAATGTCGCATGGTAGAAGGAATGAAATTAGAAAACATTTAGATTATTATTCTGGTGTTTCTACAGACCAATACATAAATAATTACTTTACAGGAGATGCTTTTGGAGAAATACCACCTAGCTTAACTAATTTTACTAGAAAATTTATCAATAAAATTAGTAGAATATATAGTTTAGGTGCTAAAAGGAATGCTGGTAAAAATACTACAAGGTATGAAGAGTTAATTCCTACAAAAGATGTACGTATGAAACACTCTGAAAGAATGACTCGTCTTTTAGGAACTGTAGCGAATAGAGTTTATTGGAGAGATGATTATTTTGATTACAGACCTATATATTATTTTGAAGCATATTTTGATGACAATCCATTTGAACCTAGTGCTATTGTTTACCCATTACTAAATAGCACCTCTGATTTATCTAATGCTGATAATTTACAGTGGGAGTATTGGGATAATGAAAAATATGGAGTAATGAATGAAAATGGCGAAATGATGTCTGAAGTTCCTAATCCATATGGAATGCTACCTTTTGTGTTTACTCATAGAGAAGATCAGATAGATTCATTTTTTGTAGAGGGGGCATCTGATATTGTAAACTGCAATGAACAAGTTAATATTGCCTTAACTGAAATGAATTTAGGTATGAGGTTTAATATGTTTGGACAGCCGTGGGTTACTGGATTAAGAGCAGACCAAAGTATGTTAAGAGCAGGTTCTAACACTATTTTAGATATGGGGGAAGATGGTGCTTACAATATTACTAGTCCTCAAGGTAATATTGATGAGGCGATTAATAATATTAAATTTCAAATGGAGTTAGTTGCTACTAATAATCACTTATGGATTACATGGGCTGAATCAGGTGGGGAAGTGCCAAGTGGTATTTCACTTATGATTAAGGATATGGAAAGAAAAGAAGATTATTATGACGATATTGCTCTTTGGAGAATGTATGAAAAGCAATTTTATGATGTAGAAAGAGTAATTGCTGGATATAATGGGATAGAATTGCCTGATGATTTTGGAGTAGACTTTGAAGAAGTTGAATACCCAAAGACAGTTCAAGACCAAATATTAAAAGATAATTTTGATATTGATAATAACCTATCTACTAGAGCAAAGATAATGGTTCGTGATAATAAAGATTTAAGCATTGCTCAAGCACAAAAAATTATAGATGATAATAGGAAAGTTAATGAAAAAGAAAGCCCTAACCCAATCTTTACGCAATTCCGTAACGAAACTGGACAAGATCAACAATCTGGAGATTAATTTTACAGGTACTCTTGAAGATGTAATGAAAAACCCTACTGGGTGGGCAGAACAGCAAGTTCAGAGAGGTGTATTTGAAAATCTTAATAAATATCTAAAGGCAAAAGAATTAGGAGAGGAGTTTTGGGGTGGAATTAAAGATAACGAGTAATTTTAGCTTTAAAAAACTTTCTAGCAACATAGAGCAAATTATTAAAGATACTACATCTAATTATGCTAAAAAAACTGAAAAAGGTTCAAAAAGCAAGATAGACAGAGGATTGCCTAAATTAAATGATGTTACTGTTAAAATTAGAAAACAAAGGGGACAACCTGAAAGACCTGCATTAAAGGCTACTGGTAGTTTGTATAATAGCATCAAACAAGTAGGAGAAAATTTAGAAATGCTAGAATATGGGTTATTACACAATAAAGGGTTTACTACAGGCAAAAACTCTATGATTCCAAATAAAGATGTTAAGCCTAGACCTTTTATATCTGCTACAATTAAAGATAAAAAAGAAATTCAAAAAGAATTTATTAAACAAATAAATAAAGCACTTAAAAAATAATTTATTGTATTAAATAAAAGACTGGGAGTACATTATGGCAAAGAAAGGAAATGAGTTAGATGGAAAAGATAGAAGATTACTTGCTGAGATTACTTCTGGAATGTCTTACGACACAAGAATATTCAATCAAAGATTTAGACAACAAATTGAAAGACTTAGGCGAAGTGGTCTTGATGAACAATCAATTATTAGGGTACTTGAGCAAGACTTTAACTCCAATGGCAGAATTTTCGGAGAATTACGAAACTCAATCAAAAGAGGAGTTGTGGGAGGAATTAACCAAGCATTCCGCAGAGCTGGAGAAATGGGGGAAGGCTTAAGGTGGATTACTGTATCTAAGAATCCCTGTAGTGACTGTGTTAGTATAAGTGGTGAAGTTGATAGTTGGGATAATTGGGTAACAAGAGGTTTGCCAGGATCTGGGTGGAGTCTTTGTAGGGAAAATTGTTATTGTCAATTAGTACCTGAGTCACTAGAAATCGAAGAAAGCATTATCATATGAACGATTATAACGTATTACGATGTTTTTGTATGAATTGTCATTGGGACTGGGAAGTATTAGCAGTAGATGCTGATAGAGAGCAAGAATGCCCAGAATGTAAATCTTACGATGTTAAAACCTTTTTAAAGAGACTTAACCCCTAATGCTTTTTCTCTTTTTGCTATTTTCTCTTGCCATTGTTTACGTTGAGCAGGAGTCTGCCTACCTTGTTTAGGGGGTTCAACACCTACAGCCTCAGCTCTTTCTCTCCACTTTCTAGCCTCTCTACGTTTTTTATTCTTTAGTTTATTCTTTTTCTTATCTACAGGCTTATCTGGCAATATAGGTCTTTGAGGTAAAACCTCTATTTCATCGTATTCTATTATCTCAGCATCCTCTGGTACTTGCGTATTTAAAAATTTTTCAAATGGACTTTGATGGTTATTTACCTCTACTCTCTTAATAAGTTTACCTGAGTGTTCTAATACTAACCTACCAGCTTGAACATTACCTGCTTCAGCTTCTCTTACCATACTATTTAAAACATTAGGTAATCTAGCACCAAAAGTAACCATATATTTTTGATAAAAGACCTCTACAAATTCAGGATCTTTAAACCAGTTTCTTATAGTAGCTGTCGTAACACCAGCTTTATCTGCAACATTCTGTATTGAGGCTTCAGGACTCGTAACTAATATGTCTATAGCTAGGGATTTCTCTGGTTTCCATTTAGTTGGTAACGTAACACTCATCATAAATTCCTTATTTTATGGTATATTCTACGGACTTTAATTTTTTTATACAAGATGTTTCATCTGAATCCTAATAAGGCACTAATACTACTATACAATACATAACATAAAAGCGTTAGCTTTTAAAGGACTTTCTTTCAGATTTTTTTTCTAAAAATGGCTCTAAGTGTTTGTTATACAATAATTTGTGGGGAATGGCGATACACGCTTATATCAGCCTAAATATACGCCTATAGGGGTACACAAGTCAAGTAAAAAATAAAGTTTTTTTTAATATAATGATGGATCATGAGAATGTCAAGTAAAAAGAAAATAAATCTTTTTTGTTGCGTTTGTGGGTAGCTTGGTGCTATACAAATTAAAGTCAAATTAACCCTTGACAAATGACAAAACGCTCCAATTAAATCTTAAGCCTTTGAAAAGAAATTACTTGTTTTATTGGTTGTTGTGTACTATGGGGATAACTTACTTAATGCCATTAAGGATTCATGCAAAATTAATGGATTTTGTCGAGAGTAAACGCTTCAGGATAGGTCTATTCCTTAGAAAGAAATGTTTTTAATGTAAATGTATGAATACTTAAAAAAGTGTCTCTATGGATCATCTAGACATGTCTAAAGGCTTTATGACAAAAGCAAGTAAAAAATTACATAAAATGAATTTTTTTCTTAATAGATTTAAAATAGTGTAAAAAAATACTTGACTTTCTCATTAATTAGAATATTTTAAAATCCTTTATGGGATTTGATAACCTTAAATAAAGTTAGATGTCAAACTAATTCAAATAGTCCTTGACATATTGAAAGCGTTCTAATTAAGCTTAGGCTCAACTTAACTGAAAGGATATTAAAATATGAAATTACTTACTACTTACAAACAAATTAAAGAAAATACACCATCCGATAATCTATTAAGGGTGGGTTATTGTTCTTTACAGCATTTACTTCATTTTGAGGGCTCAAGTGTTTTTGCCTACAGCAAAGGCTATTACGGCTGGAATTGTGATTATTACGATTTAAAAACCAATAATCAAAGATTCATTTTGTCAACAGGTTATAGACCTATAGGCAAGGCTGTTGATTATCAAATGGTTAGATATTACGACAGAAAAGCCTGTGGAATTTTAACAGGTGCTGTAAAAGTTGACGACAGGAAAAAAGCCGTCAAGGAACTATTGGAAGAATTTTTGTATTATATAGATGAATCAAATGAAATACCTATACAATTATTATTAGAAATACAAAACACAAAATAAGGTTAACTGAAGAGACTTTAATAGTCGAAACGCTGATTTATTTCAGCGTCTTAATCAAAATAAATGAAAGGTAAAAACATGAAAAATATAATCGAGAAAATGACATCAGCTGAGAAAGTAACTGAAGAAGAAATTTCTAAAGTTGTTAAGGGTGGACAGCAGACAACAAAAATGGAAAATTTCATGGTTGATATTATTACTAGGGATATTTTCCTTGCTAATAAAAAGAATGCTGAAACCATGTTAACAAAGGAACTAGACAGGATTTACGCTACTGAGACACCTGCTAAAATTACAGCTACGAAGAAATGGGTTAAAACTCGTTTACAGGTTTTAGTTAAGGCAAAATCAGTTCAGCGTAGGCTATTGGGTGATGATGTGAAAACGAAATCAATAACTATTAAGAAAGTTAATAATGGTGTTTTGGAGGGTGACAAATGCTTAAATAAAAATCTATTCAAAGATAAGGATTTAGGACTTTTTAAGGTCATTCTTGAGGCTAAAAAAGTAACTGAAGAAAAAGTCTTTGAAGAAGAACTTCAAAAGCTAATGACTAAACACGATAAATTCCCAAATGATTTAATTGAATGGATTCAAACTCAGATGACAGATACTCAGATTATGGACGAATTGGAGGTCAAAAAAGCGTCCTAAATTATACTGAAGAGACTTTAAAAGTCGAAACGGCATTTATATGCCGTCTATAATTGGAGGAATTATGAACATTAAAGAAATTGAAAAGACCACAGAATATAAAAATGATTGGAACCAATGTACAGTCGTTGCTAGTTCTGTTGCTTTTAATATGGATTATAAAAAAGTGCATAAATTTTATATGGCTAATGGTCGCAAAAAAAATAGAGGTTTATTGCCCTTTCATACTGAACGAATTATGCAAGAATTAGCCAAGTATGAGGGTTATAAAATAACACTTTTCAAACCTACTTTTGAACTTAATGATATTAGAAAATGGGTTTCGGGTTCTAATGACTATTCAAGGGGCGAAAGATACAGGGCAAAATTTATTCCCGATGGAAAAGAACAACTTTGTATAATTAATAAACATATTACACCAAATAATCAAGATGATTACTTGCCTACAGATAATTATATTATGGGTGTTAGTGGTCATGTTATAGGTATAAAAAATGGTGTTGTAAATGATTGGACTGAGGGAAGAAAACACCAAGCCAAATCTATTTGGAGAATTGAAAAAACAGGTAAAAAAGTTAAACGTCAAACTTTTTCAGATTGCTTTGATGAATTAATGGATTTTGAATTTTAATAATAGGAGATAATAAAATGAAAGATAAATACGTAGTTATAGCAAATTGGGATTCATGCGATTCAATGGTCTATGGGTTATTTGATTCTTATGAGGATGCTAACAAATTTAGAGACAATTATAAATGGAATGATTACGACTCAAGGCATGAATTATATTTAGAGGTAGAGAAATTGCAAGGGGTTAAGCAATGAGTAAATTAATAGGGGTTATTCTAGGGATCATTTTTGGATCAATTTTCGTGATTTTAAAATTTGACCATTATTTTATATTAAGATTTCTAGAAATTGTATTCCCTAGTGTATTTTGGATTATGATATTATATTTAACAATATATAGAGAGGTGTAAAATGAAACCAATAGGTTATATTAATAAAGACAAGGAAAATAAAAAAATAATTATTGAAGTATTAAAGGAAGTGAGGGAAAATCTAGAGTCAGAAATATTTTATAATACAGATTGGGATTATCAAGATGGTAGAACATTTTTTGACCAAGAGGATTTAATAAATGGCATTAGATTAGCAGAGGAATTTATAAATGAAAACTAGACAATGTAAAATCTGTAAAGAATTTAAACCCCAAACAGAAGAATATTTTTATAAATCTGGTGGTGGTGGCAATAGAAATGGATTAGATATAAATGGGAATCCCTATTTAACTCATAAATGCAGAAAATGTTTTTGGACTCATAAAAAGTATTTACCTAGTGGTAGGATTGAAAACAGAAAAAGACTCAATGCTCATAAATTAAAATCTAGTTGTAGCTGTGGGTATTCTCTTAAAAGAGACAAAGAAAAATTCAGCACAAGGTCTTTAACTTTTCACCATAAAGATGATAATAAAATAGCTAATATATCAAACATGATGAATTATAGCTGGAAAAAAATATTAGCTGAAATTAATAAATGTATTATAATATGTTTTAATTGTCATATGGCTTTACATGGTAACGAATAAATTACTTGACTCTATTTTATATTAGAGGTAACTTAAATCTAACAATAGGAGAACTTATGGAGATTATATTAAACATTGCAGTATCTGTTATAATTATGACACTTGTTATATGGGTGGCTAAACTACAAACAGACTTAAACATTGAGAGGATGAAAGTAGATACTTACAGATACCATGCTCTCAAACTTAACCATCAAATTAGGGGGATTAAATAATGCTAAATAAAGTGACTAAAAAAGAATGTATGGAGGCTATAGAATATTTATTTACTATGGGTTATACATTAGAAATGACTAGTGATAAAAAATATTATACTGAGATACTGCTTAAAAAAGTAGCTAATGATTATAATATAGAACTTAGAGGTATAGATGAGGACTCAGAA